TGGAAACAGGTGGGTTATCTGATAATAGTTATCAAACATTACAGGATGCTGGTATAAGTCGTGAGTATGCTGACCGATATATTGCTGGTGTTGAAGCGTTAGGAAAACAAATGGGTAACACAGTAATGGAAACAGTAGGGGGTAAAGATCAGTACACCTCTATGGTTGAATGGGCAAAGAGTAATTATACTCCTGAGCAAATTCAATCTTACGATTCGGCTGTAAATAGTGGAGATATAAACCAGGCTCAACTAGCTGCCAAGGGTTTAATGTCAGACTACCAGAATAGTACAGGCTCAGAAGGAGTGACTTATGGTGGTGATACGGCTGTATCTATGGATAGTGGAAACACATTCAGAAGTAATGCAGAAGTTGTGGCAGCTATGAAGAACCCTAAATATGAAACAGACTTAGCATATCGTCAAGATGTGTTAGAGAAACTAGATAGATCAGAAATCTTTATTACTGGTACTGTCTAAAGCTATCAAGTATTAACAAGTAACTAGAGACCTACTGCGGTGGATAATCTTTAAGCGAAAGTTAAAAAAAGGTATAGCATTTTATTAAATACTTTTTATTAATTTAAACAAAGGAGATTACTATGGGTGTTACAGCTACTTCCGCACCTGCAGTAACCATGACCCGTTCCGGTCAAGCGAATTCCACAGGGAGTTCCACAGCACTATTTCTTAAAGTATATGCTGGTGAAGTCTTGACTGCTTTTGAACAGGCATCAGTTACTATGGATAAGCACGTTGTCCGTTCCATCAATTCTGGTATTAGTGCTCAGTTCCCATTAGTTTGGAAAACTACTAGCACAGAATACGCTTATATCAATGCTTCTGGTGACACAGGGACTACTGCTAATAAGCTAGATGGTTCGCCAATAAATAAAAACGAGAAGGTCATCTCTATAGATGGCTTGTTAATTGCTGATCACTTTGTCAACAACCTTGACGAAGCTATGAATCATTATGATGTCCGTTCCATTTATGCTAAAGAGGCTGGTATTGCTCTAGGTACACAATGGGATAAGAACATCTTACAGCAAGGAGTCAAAGGAGCACGATCATCTACCCTAGTTTCTGGTGGTAATGGTGGATCGGTTCTTACAGCGGCTGGCTATGGAACTACGGGTTCTACATTAGCAGCTGGTATGTTTGATGCAGCTCAGAACTTGGACGAGAAGAACGTACCGGAGAATGATAGGTATATGTTTGTGAAGCCTGCCCAATATTATTTGATGGCAGAAACTACCAACGTCCTTAATAGGGATTGGGGTGGATCGGGAACGTATGCAGAAGGTACTGTCTTGAAGGTTGCTGGTATTCATATTGTGAAGACTAATAACCTACCTACTACCAACATAACAGGTGGTCAGGTTGCGACTCATGAGGCTAACTTCTCAACAACTGTAGGACTTGTTATGCACAAATCCTCAGTAGCTACTGTTAAGTTAATTAACTTGGCTGTAGAAACTGAGTATGATATTAAACTCCAGGGTTGGTGGATTGTGGCTAAGTATGCTATGGGGCATGGTTTCATCCGTCCAGAAGGTTTAGTAGAACTTAAAACTTCATAACATTAAAACGAAAGGGAGAGAGTCTAGGTTGTTTACTAGGCTCTCTTTTTTTATTTAGGAGAAACGAATGACCGATACATCACGCACCGTTAGTGATCTGGTAACTAACATCTTTCAAGATGGACAGTCATCAGGTGCTATCACACCTCAAGATATGCGTGACTTCATTGAAACCTGTCAAACTAAGCAAGGTAGTATTTACATGAGTTCACCCTCCTCCACTTCTATAAGTGTGGCAGGGACTTATGTAGAAGGGAATGGAACTTATACATTAAGTACCAGTCCTTCTGCAAATGAGTTTGATATGAACACAAATGCAAGGTTGCGATATACAGGTACACCAACTATTAACTGTGCTTTTTGGGCTTCTGCTTCTTTGGAAATAGACACCGCAGCAGTTAATAAGGAGCTAGGAATATCTATATATAAGAATGGAACACTAATAACTGGAACAAAAATGGTGGGATTTAGTCCTGCAACTACTGTAAATTCTGTAAATATATCTACTATGGGATATGCTTCTTTATCTACAAATGATTATGTTTCTATCTATGTAGCTAATATAGATAGTACAGATAACTTTACTTTAAGAAATGCTCAGTTAATGGGCATGAGTTTGGTGACTTAAAATGGGCTTTATATCAACCACTCCGGTAACTGAATTAGAGGCAATAAATATAATGCTGGCTGCTATAGGTGAGTCAGCAGTTTCTAGTTTGGAAAATGCTACAACTGTAGAAGTAACTCAAGCAAAGAGTTTATTATCTAATGTTAATAGAGAAGTACAACAAAAGGGGTGGCATTTTAATACTGAGTGGGATGTAACATTAACTAAAAAAACTGATGGCACAATTCCTGTAGGTAGCTCTATACTATCTGTATATGTTGAGAACCAACTGACTACAGTAAGGGGTATCTCAGGTGTTATGCACGTTTATGATTTAGATAATAATACATTTATATGGACTAAGAGTTTAACTAATGCAGTAACAATAACACTACTAGACTTTCAAGATACTCCTCAAGCAGTTAGACAGTATGTTACAACAAAGGCTGCTAGAATTTTTCAAGAGGAAATCATAGGACAAGTATCTGCCGAAACAGTTAATAGGCAAGAAGAGACAGAAGCTTATGCTGATTTACTGGATGATGAGGCTGAAAGGGCTGGTTATAACGTAGGGTACGGTACTATAGATATGGTGAATATGACAAAAACCTACAGGAAATCATGGTAAATGCCATTAATTACTGAGCAGATTTCTAACCTAATTAACGGTGTTTCACAGCAACCTCCCAGTTTAAGGCTTGCATCACAGGCACAGGCACAAGAAAACGGGATGTCAACCGTAGCAGAAGGAATAAAAAAGAGACCCCCATTAGAACACATATCTAAGATAACTAATAAAACCGATACCGATGCCTATGTTCATTATATTAATAGAGATGAAAACGAGAGATACACTTTAGTAATAACGTCAGAACAATTTACTTCTGATTTTAGTAGTGATTTTACAACCACACAGGTTGAAGTAAATGATATAGATGGAAGTCCCGTATCATTACTATGTGCTAATACTGCTACAGAACAATATATAACAACACCAAATGCTAGAGATAACCTACAGTTATTCTCAGTAGCAGACTTTACATTCGTTTTAAATAAAACAAAAGTAGCACAAAAAACTGCAACGTTAGGAACAGCTAGAAGTCCAGAAGCTTTAGTGTTTTTAAAGCAAGCTACTAATGCTGCAACCATGTCTGTATATGTAGATGGCTCTCAAGTATCTACTGTTACATCATCTAATGATGCTGATGCACAAATAACTGACATATTTAATGATATAAATGGTAGCTTAAGTTCAACATTTGATGTCACTAAGTTTGGTAGTAGTAATGTTCATCTGGCTAGAAAAGATGGTGGAGAGTTTACTATACATTGTGATGCACCAGAAGCAAACTTAATAGCTATAAAAGATTCAGTAGTAGATTTTACAGACCTACCTTCAAGAACTAAAGATCAGTTCACTATAAAAGTAAGTGGAGACCCTAGTTCTGGTACAGATGATTATTGGATAAAACATAATAACACAAGCGATCAGGACGTTGGTGAATGGATTGAAACTGTAGAGCCAGGGCTAGCAAACACTATAGACCCTGATACAATGCCAGTAACTTTAATCAGAACAATGGAGTACCCATTTGGTACTGACTTTGACTCCTCTTTTGCTGAAAAAAGGTTTACATTGTCTCCTATAGTTTGGACTCCTAGAGTAGCTGGTGATGAGACTACAGCACCAGACCCGTCTTTCATTGGACAGAAGTTAAATGATATGTTCTTCCATAAAAATAGATTGGGTTTCTTAGCTAATGAAAATATAATACTATCTGAATTAGGTGAGCATTATAATTTCTTTGCTACAACTGCCACAGATTTATTAGATACTGACATGATTGATCTGGCATCCCCCTCTAATAAGGTAAGTGTATTGCATAGTGCAGTACCGTTTAATGAAGACTTATATCTATTTAGTGATTTCAGCCAGTTTAAATTAAGTGAATTTGCAGCTGGTGGACTCACTCCAACTAACGCTAAAATTTCTTTATTGACAGAATATGAACATGATAAAACCGTCAGTCCTGTGGTCAACGGTAGAAAAATATACTTTGCTGATGAGAACGATGGTTTCTCTACTATTAGGGAATTCGGACTTATCGAGGACTTGGCGGCAGAGACAGCAGAGAACATTACGTCTCATGTACCTAGTTATATCAAGGGTAGAGGATTTCAAATCGTTCCGCACGATGAGTTCATCTTTGTACTATCTGATGAGAACATTAATGAAATCTTTGTTTATAAGTTCTTATTTCAGGAAGGGACAAAAAAATTAAGTTCTTGGTCTAAGTGGTCTTTTAAACCAGAAGAACAAGTTATAGGAATGACAATAATAGACTATGTTGCATACTTAGTAGTAGTAAGACCTGATGGAACGTATTTAGATAAGATCAGTTTACAAGATGCAAACTTAGTAGGACTAACACCTTCACCAGAACAGCTTTCATTTAAGGTACACTTAGATAGATTAATCGAAGTTACTGGTACATACAACGAGGGTATGGACACTACAACTTGGGTGCTTCCATATCCTGACAGCTTTGGTTCTACCTTTAGGGTTATCTACTCTGCCAAATGGGAA